AATTTTCCAGCCTGGGCCATTTTAGTAAGTTCAGGAGCAATACCTTTCTCTGCTGTTTTACCAGGTTGCCCAGTTTTTGGATTAACCAGGGCCCATTGTGCGCCGAGCCAACGATAATGTTCTTTGCCAAGTGCAACTTCCTTGCCAGCTTCAATCTTAGCAGGAACAGTTGCAGCGGCATCTTGTGGTGCATTTGCGTTTGCATCTGCCCCTGGTTTGTTTGTGTCTGCTGTGGCGGAGGAGGTGGTGCTGCATCGTTACCAGCAATTTGTTTAACTAATTTAATAATTTGATCTTTATTAATTAGATTCGGCAGATATTGTCCACCCAATAAATTTTTACTAACAAATGCCATTAATTGTTTTTCTAGTGTGGCCGGATCTGCTTTGCCGCCCGGAGCATTTTTATCTAACTCTTGGCGATAAGCACTCCAGGCGCGGTAGGCTTTGTCAGCAATAGCACCAGTTTTTGCATCAACTTTGCCACTACGATATCCTGCGGCCACATCTCTAAACGGACTAGCAACGGCTGTACCGAATTTTTTTGCAATGCCAACTCCTTGTCCGACTTTTTGGCCGGCACCTTTAACAAAATCACCAATACCCTCGTCAACTTGCTGGGTTTTTTTCTTTAGAGTTAGCTCATGAATTTGCATCTGTTTTTCTCACTGTTCTTGTAAACTTGCCCGGATCACGCAACTTGATAGCATTGATTAATTTACGGGTGAGATTCTCGGCCTGCTCAGGAGTATAACTTTCGTCAATTTGCTCCAATAGACGGATAGCACTGGAAATGATATTGGCAGCACGAGTTTCGATCACATGCCGGCTATCACGCTGAACATACATACTATCTAATTCTTCTAATAAACTACGGGTTTTCTTTTGCATTTTTGAGCCCAGAACCTTTTTATTATTTATAGCTTTCTTACATTAGATCTCACACATTTTGTCCATAGTTTTTCACAATCTAGATGATAAAAATGCCAATCTTGTTAATTTATGCAATTTTTAACTTATCCAGTTTAACTCTGGAAACGCTATGTGCCAGTCATTGTTTCTTTGTACATCCCATTTGTTTACAAACTGCCTCCAAGATTCTAGGGATTCGGGCGGGGGCAATCCAGCAATCATTTTGTATAGTATGTGATCTTGTGGATACTTTTCAAGTATTATTTTGCGTAGGTTCTCTGGCATTTTTTCCAAGTTCCAGATATTTCCATAATAATCATGAATGTTGATTTCAGTAAGATCTCCACCAGAATTACTGTGAAGATTTTGTTTTACCCAATTTTCTAATCTATCAAAATAATAAGTGTTGAGAAAGTTAGCAGTGAATTCTATTCGAAACATAAGATTACCAAGGTCGTTATTTTCTTTGAGTCGTATAAGATTAGCACTGACTTTGTGCCATGGCAACGGCCATCTTAGATAGTCAAACTGTTGTTCTATACCATCTAAACTGGCAGAAAAAATCACTGTTTTAAATTTTTTCCAAGCTTCGAGCACATCATCATTAGGATATATAGACCCATTGGTGGTATAGTGCAAGGTTATTTGTTCTGGATGTGGAATTCGGCGAATAAATTTAAGATGTGTGTCGGTATACAACGGCTCGCCGCCAAAAAATTTCACATACCGTAATCGATCTAATTTAACTATCTGCGCAATATAATCTATTTTTTGGTCAACCCGATCATCCTGGGTAGTTTTAACTTTTAACTTGTTGAATTTAAGATTTTGTTTTTTCCACAACGAACTTGAATTTTCATTGCAAATTACACAGGCTGCATTACATTCGTTGTCCAGATGAATATCAATTGATATAGGATCTTGCGAATCCTCGTTGTCGCTGATCCAATCGGGTCCAGATTTCCGTAAACTTTGTTGTCCAACAGATTCTAATGTGTAACAAGCAGAACAATTAGGGGTCCAATCAGTAATTGATTCAAACAAAACTTTACGAGTTTGTAATAGTTGCGAATCAAGAGGAATTTTATTTTGATAGAGGCAACAAGGGCCAACTGCAACAGAATTATTTTTGGTTATATTAAACGAATAACCGTTGGACAAATATCTACAAAATTGATTTGGCATTATGATTGTTTAATTTGTCCCAATAGAGCTTTAAGTTTATTACTTTGAATATCGGCTGTAACTTTACCAGAGTCTTCATCAGGGTCTGGATTGTTAGTTAACATAGTACTTTTAGCTTTAATACTGTCCATTAAATTTCCTCGGCCAAATGCATTAACTGGGCCAGCATCTTCACCCGGATCTGTAATACGCATAGTTTCAATGTTGTAGTCTAAATCAATTTTCATACCAACACCGGTACTACTACGCGACTTCATGCACTGAATTTGATACTTGCCACGCTCACGCATGGCACGACTTGTAAAGATACCAAACACGTTATCTGCTGTGTTGATCTTTGAAATACCACCACTAATATGACTATGGTCGAATTCAATTTCTTCCACGGCACTACGATTTAATTGACTTGCCGTTACAAACAATACATTTAACTCTTTGGCCAAGTTACGCAATTCTTCCGAAACATACTTGTCTTTAACAAACAAATCATTTGGACTAACTTTAGCACTAACCGGCATCAGCAAGTCCAAGTAGTCACACATGATAAAGTCTACCCTAAGTCCTGTTTGAACTTGAACTTCTTTAATATAACTACGAATATCATTCACTGTGCTTTGTGCTGGCAATGCTTTGACACGATATTGTCCTGCTTTCTTGCTTACCAATTTAACTTTAAGTTCTGCTTGATCAATATCTTTGCGTATATCTTTAGTGCTCATGCCCGACAACATTGCATCAGTACGTAACGAACATAATTCTTCACTGAGTTCTAAGCTGATATACACACCGCTAAGTCCGGCCTGTAACCAACTCAGTGCTATGTTCATCATAACAAGGCTCTTACCAGAACCTGACCCGCCAGCAAAAATATTAAGTTCTCCACGACTGAATCCACCATACAGGATCTTGTCCATCTGTGGCCAGCCTGTGCTTACTTGTCCACCCGAATTAAAGTATTTGTTGATACGAGCTTTGGGATCAGCAAAGTAATCTGTACCCATGTCCTTGGTCAAACTAATCTGTACCGCATCCTTAATTAGTTTTTCTACCGGATCATACTCTCCCTTTTCCAACAAGTCTGCTGATTTTAGGATCGCACGTTCTAGTTCTTGTCTTCGAGTAAATGCTTCAAACTCACTCATAAACCACTCGTTGTGTCCTTCGTTTAGGTCAGGAATGTCAGCAAGTGTGGTACCTGTGGCTGCTTTGATTTGTTCACGTGTGGGCAGAGTTTTATAGTCATCACTGTGTTTAGCAATAAACTCCGCTGTGGCTCGCAAACTTCGATCAAAGTTTTCTGGATTATAAATGTTTTGCACACGCACAAACGATTCTGCATCGTGTAACATCATTTCTAGGAATAGTTTTTGGACATCAAGTCCGTAGTCTTTTAACATAATTTCTTTACACTAAATTGCATTGTTGCATCTTTGGCCATAGCGATTTTTCAAAAAAATATTGATTGCCTGCAGGACCATGATGTCCCGTCCAACTATGTTTGTCAAAATCTGCAGGAGGATTTATTTCTAAATTAATACTGTAATATGTATCATCAAACAATATACACCTGGAATGATCTTTGGCATAAGGTAATACAAAACTGCTAGGACCCCATACATTACTATGATCAAACGGCTTACTTAGATTTATAATCATGTAGTTTGCCTTTTGTGCGTCAAGCCATGTGGTTATTAAAAATACTGTGTTAAGTGCCATAGTTTCTGTCCAAGCTCGATCTTCTAATAATGTTAGATCTTTTAATTGATCTAATTTAACATTAACTAATCCATTATGGCTGGCAATATCTTGATCTTCTTGCATCCAAGTTTGTGTGTTAATTACTTTAGTATTGTAATGTGTATCTTTGTAATTGTCAAAAAATGTAAATCTTACCAATGGTGGGATACCTATTAATATCAAGTCATTTTTAAAATCAAATTGATTTTGCATGTTTATTAACAGTTGCACTACACTATAAAAACTGTTGCCAGGCCAACTAGAATTAAAAATAAAATCAGCTTCAACTGCTGTGCTGGTTAATCCCCAAAAACTATCTTTTGGATCTACACAATAATCTGGGGTAGTATAACTATCTCCAAATACCCAAACTTTTTTATAGACGTTTGACAAGTTGTTTTTTCCTCATTTCAATTTTAATTCTACTAGTTTCCTGAGCTT